TGCCGGATATACCGCCTTTTGCATGCCCTCCTTTTACCTTGGAATTCGTCTCGGTGTGGGATGCGCTGCAGGACATCGCGAAAGAGTTCGGCTGGTTCGTGGGTTACAGGTATGATGCAGTAAGCAAATCATTTAAGTTAACCCTGTTAGAGCCGCCTCGGAATAAGGATATAAACACCGCTGATTGGCACTTTGATTGGGAAGATGATATTTATGTGCAAGATTTGGATATAACGGACAGGGACATCAGAAATCGCATTGTGGTGGTTTATAGGGATTCAGCAGGGAAAAGGGACCAGGTTACAGTGTCAGATCCGGCATCTATCGCAGAATTTGGATTAAAGCCGATGCAGATTGATGAAACGGATACCGAGCTAATTAAAACTTCGGTACAAGCTTTGCAGATGGCAAATTATGCTCTGGCTGATTTATCGGGACAGAGGGCAACAAATTCGCTCACTTTGCCGTTTCTTCCGAGAGTTGATTTGTATGATGGTATCACGGTCGATGATCCCAGGATTTCTTCTGAAACAGAATTTTATGGGGTTGAAAGTGTAAGGCATACTTTGGACTTTGAAGGAGGAAATTTTCAGACTGAAGTTGTCGCAGCTGATCGGGTTATTGGAGCGCATCAAAGATGGTTACAGATGCAGGCAAGAAAGGGTTCGGATGGTAATCCACCCAGTGCTGTTTGGCCAGTTAGACCAAATACGGTTCTAACTATTGCGGCTTTTGATACCAATGATGAAGGTAAAAGACGCGCTGATATTAGGTGCCAAGGAGCAAATGATCAGAGGGACATAAATCTGGCATTGGATAGGGTTGGAGTCGGTGGAAAGGTTATTTTGCTTGAGGGCACCTTTATTATCACAGAACCCATTCAGATGCCAGATAACGTGCTTTTAGAGGGACAGGGAAGCTCAACTATTATCTTTTTAGATGATAACCGTCTCACAGACATGAACATGATCGAGAATAAGGATCAAGTGTCTGGTAATACGGGCATAATGCTTTCAAACTTCGTCTTAGATGGAAACAGAGCTAATCAGGATGCAGACCTAACTCACCACGGCGTTTATATGGAAAAGAGCACGGAGCCTAAGATTTCGAATGTTACGGTGCTTGATATGAATGGTTTGGGTTTTATTCTCACAGAGAGTCATTTCGGGCAAATAACTAACTGTATCGCAAGAGGTGGGAAACTGTCGGGGTTTTTATTTTGGGATTCAGACAGCATCATTTTAACTAACTGTGAGGCCACTAATAACGTGTTTGGAGGGCCTGGAGAAGTAGGTTCGGGAGCGCACTTTCTTGGGGGGAATGGTCATACCATAAGCAATAACATTTTCATCGGTAATGAAGCTGGGCTTAGAATTTCAGACAGTATCGACAGCACCATTTCCAGTAATGTCATATCTGAAAATGATAATGGTATGAGGCTCGATAATGTGCATGATTCCACTATTACTGGTAACACGATAATCGATAATGGCGCAGATGGACTCGATTTGTTTAGCAGCACAAATAACGACATCATGTCGAACGTGATAAAAGGTAATGGCAAGTTCATCGATGATTTCTTCAATAACGTATTTCTAGATGATGAGAGCCATCGGAATAATATCCAGACCAATATCGTTCGCAAGAAGTCAGAAACAGAACCAGATACCGTATTTCAATCAGGAGTAGGGATTTATGTATTCACAGGGGCCGAGGATAACTTTATCACTAATAACGATTTATTAGATGCTGGCAAGTCGGAGATCCTGCTCAATGATGGCTTAAGGACGGAAACAAGGCCAGGGAATCGACCAAGTCAGGGAACTAATGCATTGTCGTATTACACGGATTTCTCGGAGTGGCCAACGGGTGAAACCCCTTATGATTGGTTTGGCTGGCATACACAGGACTATATTTCGCAGGTTTATACGGTCATTGAAGATGGAGAACCGGCTCTTTTTATGGGGATGAATTCAGGCAACTTGTGGAGGGTTTGGGGGCCTAAGGATGCACCAGCTGCAAGGAACATCGAGATATTTGCCGAGTTTAAGATAACAAGTATTTCAGCTGGTAACACAAATCCAATGGGCATCTGGATGCGGGTCTCTGGATGGAATGAGGGTAGGATCGGCGGTATCTATGTAGCAGCTGATGGGACAACCTTTGCTATAAAGAGGCGCAACTTTACGGAGTACACCACTCTAAACTCACAGGCTGCACTGATTGCAGCTAATACATGGTATAAAGTCAGGTTCCGTGCGGAAGGACAGGATTTCTATGCAAAGATTTGGGAATCAGCCGATCCAGAGCCTGGGGTTTGGACACTTCAGGCATCGGAAAATTCAGGCGATCACATGACTGGGGCACGGATTGGCTTGGGTAATGGTGTAAACACAGCTAATGTATTTTATAGACAGTTTGGTTATGCAATTGGTGGCAATACAGCACCAGGGAATTAGGGGGGGGTTTGGTTGATTGAAATCGTTGCTAAGACGATTTATGGAGAAGCTCGAGACTGTGGGATCCTAGATAAATTGGCTGTGGGGGCGGTAATCAGAGAAAGAGTTCTCCGACCAGGATATTGGGGAGATTCCTGGGAATCGGTATGTCTAAAAGAAGGGCAGTTTGAATGCTGGAATAAGGATAACCGTAAACTCTTAGATGAAGCTTACACTAATGATCATCGCAGATTCTTATCTTGTTTAACTGTGGCAGAGTATATCATCAACCATTTTACGGATGAAGATGCAGCGGAGATTTTTGAAAATGGTAACGTGTTTCCCACTCATTATCATAGGAAGGGAGCCAAGTATCCCATGGAATGGGGAGAGGCTGGGGTTGATTTCAAGGTAGGTTGGAAGTCGAAATTTAAGTTCTATGCTCGAGTTAAAGGAAGTCCAGAGCGAAAATAACAGGGGAAAAGTGAAGGCCGGGGCAACCGGCCTTTTTTATTTCAACGTGTGAAAATGCGCTCTATGAGCTTATTTGGGAGTAATTGGCGCAAGAAAAGCCGTTGACTTTTATTATTATTGGTGTTATTATTATTACAGAGGGCGGGACAACACGCCTGAAGTAATAAGGAGGAACACCAATGACAGTAACAGCCTTTGACCGAAACAGAACCTTTGGAGTTGAAATCGAGTTTACTAATATGAGTAAAACTGATATTTTCACCTTGGCACGTAAGCTCACCGAGGCAGGAATCACAACTAGATATGAAGGCTATAATCATGAGACTAGAGACACTTGGAAAATCGTCACTGATGCTTCGGTAAGAAACGCCAAACATCGTTGCGGGTTTGAGCTTGTAAGTCCTCCGCTTAAAGGCATTGAAGGGTTAAAGGAGCTCGAAAAAGCTCTGAAGGTACTAAATAAGACTAGTGCCAAGGTGAACCGGAGTTGCGGTCTGCATGTTCACCACGATGCCACAAGATGGGGGGTAAAGGAATTTAAAAACGCATACCGCCTGTATTCCAGAATGGAGCTCACTCTTGACGAGGCTATGCCAAGAAGCCGTCGCGGTTCTAACAATTTATATTGCAAGAGTAATCGAGAAGTTTTGGCTTATCGTCTGGATGAATTCGAGGCTATTGAAACAATTAACCAGCTGAGAAGGTTCTGGGGATCCAGATACTATAAGCTGAATATGGAAAGCTGGTGGAGACATGGAACTATCGAATTCCGTCAACACTCTGGAACCATCGAACCCGAGAAGATCCTCAACTGGGTCATATTCACTCAGATTATCGTCAATCGTGCTGAATCAAGCCGGAAGCTAAAGGTTAGCTTTGATGATAAACGTTATAAGAGGAATAACCCTTGGAGGCTTGTGGCCGTAGAGTTTGCCCTACATAATAAAGGGGATCAGATGGAGAATCTGATTAAGGATGCCATCGAATGGGTTGCAGGACGGATTACACATTTCAGAACTCTAGAGGCGGCTGCTTAGGCTGCCTCCTATAATGGAGGATCATCATGCTGAAGGTTAGATGGATGGATAATGGAGATGTTTTGGAAGGAAGCTCATGGGAAGAAATTGTGGATGCCATGAGGCTGTCGGTTAGGTTGGAGCCTGATCCTGATGTCAAAACATATATGGCTGCGGTCAAAAGACGGGTTAAAGAGTGGAATAAATCGGTTGTTAGAGATGATAACTGTAAGAACTTCATCATCGATCTAGCCAAATGCGGTTTCATTGAGATACTGGAAGGAGAATAATTGATGGAGAAATATTATTTTGCCTATGGTTCGAACTTGAACATAGAACAGATGTCGAGAAGATGTCCTGATGCGGTTCCAATTGGTCCTGCTGATTTGAGAGGTTATGAACTGGAATTTCGGAGGGTGCTCACGATAGTAAAGAGACCTGGAGGCATCGTCAAAGGTGGTCTTTGGAAGATTACAGATCGTGATGAAAGAGCTCTGGATCGTTACGAAGGTTACCCTGGATGGTACGAAAAATATCTAATCCGGTTCTCTGATGATGTCGTGGCCATGACGTATGTCTTGAATAAAGGGTTTGAGGATAAACCTGCGAGGATTTATCTTGAAACCTGTCTTAAGGGATGCCGTGATTTTGGGATTGATCCAAGTGAGCTCTTTAAGGCTTATTGTAGAAGTATTAAGGCGGCTGTTTAGAAAAAGACCTTTCGGGGTCTTTTTTATTTGTGGATGTGAAAGTGACTAGCCATAAATATTTGGGTGATTTTGGCAGTTGATATTTCTTCCCTTTCTTGTTATTATTATTATTGCAGGGGGAAACCTGCTGGAGAAAAAAATGAAAGGATGAAGATGAATGGCAGTAGACATGACATTTCGGGGAAGTAGATGGTTGGCTAAGGGAGTTACAAAATTAATCATTCCAGATAAGCTCGAACTCAAAGATGATAAGGTGATAATCACCCGTAGAGCTTGGTTTGGGCTAAAGGTGGACGAGGACGAAATCAGATTGGAGAGAGTTGCCTCGGTTCGAATAAAAAGAGGGTTCATCACTGGCAAGGTGATTATTGAAACCGCTGGAGGTTCAATGAGGGATTTGGAGTTTTCCCGAATCTGGAAATGGCAAGCAAAACGCATTGCAAAAGCAATTAGGGAAGCTATTTAGCTTAGTGAAGGGAGGTAAATGGTTAGAGTAGACGGCTGTAGGAGTGGTTTT